TGGGGTAAAGCATAATGCAAGATGTTATAAATCTATTTAATAAATTTGATCGATATAAAGGCAAACAGATTAATAATTATTTAGAGCCATCAATTAAACTTAATCAATATAAAAAGTTTTATGATAATAACGAATTAGTAGGATTTGTTAATTGGGCTTACATACATGATATTGTTGAAAAAAGATTTAAACAAACAGGCAAGATAAAATCTAACGAGTGGAACTCAGGTAATAATTTATGGTTGATTGAAATTGTATCTATTAAAAATACTTTTAAAATGATGCGTTGGGTTTATCATTATTTTAAAAAACAATTAAAGGTAGATCATTCTATAAATTGGTTAAGAGTAGATAGTGATATTTATAGAGTTGGCCAGAAGTTTAAAAGGAGTTATCACTAATGGGTGGTGTAGTTGATACTATTGTAAATGTTGTAACTAGTTTTATTGGGTGGTTAATTCCTACTCCTGATATTCCTGATTTTGATACACCAGAAGAAGAACGAGGTGTATTAATTAATAAACAATCTAATAACGCACAAATTCCTGTAGTATATGGCAGACGACAAGTTGGGATTACTAGAGTTTTTATAGAATCTTCAGGAACAGATAATCAATATTTATACATGGCTGGTGTAGTTTGTGAGGGAGAAATAGAAGAAATAGAACAAATATTCGTAGATGATAAAAGAGTTATTTTTGATGGCGACTTAGATCATGGAGTAGTAAGAGAAGTTTCAGGTGGAGATGCTAATTTTTATAAAGATAGTCAATCACACATTCAAATACAAGCATTTAATGGAACTGACGATCAAGTAGCTTCATCAATATTAACTAACTCTACTAATTGGACATCTAATCACAGATTAAGAGGTGTTTGTTATTTAGCTTTTAGATTTAAATGGAATCAAGATATTTTTAGTCAAATCCCACAAGTTAAAGTTCTTTTAAAAGGTAAAAAAGTTTATGACCCTAGAGATACAACAACTAAATGGACACCAAACTCTGTATTAGTATTATTAGATTATTTAAGAAATACTAGATATGGAAAAGGATTACCAGATAGTGCTTTTGAAACAAACTTTGCTTCTTTTCAAACTTCTGCAACTGATTCAGATACTTTAATCCAACCAAGAACAACAAGTGTATCTTCACAAGCTGGTTTATTTTCTGAATTATACAATGGATATTATAGTGATTTTCCAAGTTTCTTTTTAAATAGATCGCCTACATCATCAGCTACAGTTTCATCTATTAGTGCAGTAAGTACAAACCCTTATAACTCAAGAAGATATTATGGATATTTTACAGCACCAAGTTCAGCAAGTTTTAATTTTAAAACTACATCAGATGATTCATCTGTAGTCTATATTGGAGATGCTAGCCAAACTGTAGATAATTTATTTAAAGAAGTTGAAAATAATAAAGATGCAAAATTAGTTGTTAATAATAGAGGTTGGCATGGAACTCAAACTGCAACAGGAAGTAAAACATTAGTAAGTGGTTCTGTATATCCTATTATAATTTATTATGGTAATGCACCATCGAATAGTGCTTTAACTTTTGAATGGGAAGTAAGTGGTGGTTCTTATAGTACAAGTTTATCTTCTAATTTTACAAATGGAGTAGATGTTACAGATTTTATTCCTAAAATTATTAAATTTGAATCTAATGCTGTTATAGATACCAGCCAAAAAGTAATTGAAAATGTAAAGAAACTTTTAAACCCAATGAGATCACTATTCACTTATAATGATGGTGTTTATAAACTTAAAATAGAGGGTACAGGGTCAGCAGTTAAAACAATTACATCAGATCATGTTGTAGGTGGTGCTAAAGTATTAGGAGAAAGAAAAAATAATAAATATAATCGTGTAATTGGAACTTATGTAAATCCATTTAAGAATTGGCAGAACGACACAGTTTCTTTTCCACCAGCAGATGACACTAATGTAGAATCAGCTTTTAAACACGCAACTATGCTTTCAGCAGATAATAATACTGTTTTAGAGGGTAACTTCCAATTTCCAAATGTAACAAACACTTACAATGCAGAAGCACTTTGTGAGGTTATTCTTAGAAGATCAAGAAACCAATTACAAATACAATTAACTTTAACATCAGAATTTTTAGAATTAGCCATAGGAGATATTGTTGCAATCACATATCCTAGTGGTGGATTTAATGCTAAACCTTTTAGAGTATTAGGATTAGAGATTAATGAAGATTTAACTGTAAATGTTCAACTATTTGAACACCAAGATAATTTTTATACATTTAATGAAAAAAATGCAATTCCAACTATTGCAGATACTACTTTACCAGATGTATTTACTGTCCAACCACCAGCAAGTGTAACTTTAGATGACACACTTGTTGAATATAATGATGGAACTGTAATTGTAGCTTTAGATATAACTATAGGTGCTTCTACTGATAGCTTTGTTGATTATTACCAAGTAGAATACAAGTTAAGTACAGATTCAGATTTTATAATTTATGCACAAGGTACAGGATTAAATCACAGAGTATTAAATGTAATTGACCAAAAAATTTATGATGTAAGAGTTAAAGCTATAAATAGTTTAGGAGTTTCGTCAACTTATGTAACTGCACAAAGAACTATTATTGGTGCTATTGAGCCACCAGCAGATGTAGAAGATTTTTCAGCTAATGTAGTGGGACAACAAATACATTTAAGTTGGACACAAGTACCAGATTTAGATTTAGCATATTATCAGTTAAGATTTAGTGAAAAAACAGATGGAACAGGAGATTGGTTAAACTCTGTAGCTTTAATTGAAAAAATATCAAGACCAGCTACTTCAATTTCTACAGTTGCTAGACGAGGAACTTATCTAATTAAAGCAGTAGATAAATTAGGTAACTTTAGTTCTAATGCAACAGCAATTATTTCTAATGTTGTTGGAGTAACTAATTTTAATGCTATTGCAACTGCATCAGAACACCCTGATTTTGATGGAACTGTAACTAATGTTGTAGTGAATGATAGTACAATACAATTAGATTCATCTGAATTATTTGATAGTGCTAGTGGTAACTTTGATGCAGAAACAACTAGATTCTTTGATTCTGGTGTTTCTAATTCTGACTTTTTTTCAAGTGGTAATTATTTATTTGCAGATGTTATAGATATAGGTGCTAAACATACTGCTAGAATTACTGCATCATTATCTCAAATATCAGATAACCCAGATGATTTATTTGATAATAGATCAGGATTATTTGATACAACTTCTTCAAACTTTGATGGAGATACACCAGCTAATGCAAATGCACATTTAGAGATAGCAACAAGTGATGATAATTCTACATATACAGCTTTTCAACTTTTTACTATTGGTAACTATACTGCTCGTTATTTTAAATTTAGAGTTGTTTTAATTTCAAGAGATAATGCCTCAACTCCTGTAGTATCAGAAGTAACAGTAACAGTTGATATGGAAGATAGAATATTTAGTGGAAATAATATAAGTTCTGGTGCTGGAACAAAAACTGTAGCATTTGATCAATCATTTAAAACTACTAATTATGCTCTAGGAGTTACAGGAGAGGATATGTCAACAGGAGATTTCTTTATTGTACAAAACAAAACTATAACAGGATTTGATATAACATTTAAAAATTCAAGTAATACAGCAATATCAAAAACATTTGATTTTATTGCAAAAGGGTTCTAAAAGGAGTATAAAACAATTATGTCACAACACGATTACGATATAGCTAACCAATCATTTCCAGCATTTAGAACTGATCTAAATAATGTTCTAGGTGCTATTAATTCATCTAATTCTGGTTCATCAAGACCAAGTGGTGCAGTAGCTGGCACGATTTGGTTAGATACATCTGGTGGTGTAACTGCTCACATTTTAAAATTTTATGATGGGGGTGCTGATATAGATTTAGCAACAATTAATACTACTGCTAACACAGTTAATTTTTCAGATTCAGCTTTAGATTTAATTACTGATACTACTCCACAATTAGGTGGTCAATTAGATGTTAATGGTAATGCTATTGGAGATGGTACTTTAGAATTATTAAAGTTTTCAGAAACAGGAAGTGCAGTTAATGAATTTACAATTGCAAACGCTTCAACAGGAAATAACCCTGTCTTATCTGCAACAGGTGGAGATACTAATGTTGGAATAGAATTTACTACAAAAGGTACAGGTGCAATTAAATTTAATGATCTTGCTTATATTCCTCAACAAGCATTAACTTCATCATCAAATGCTATTGCTTGGGATACTCAAGCTAAACCAAACGCATATCATTTAACAACAGAAAACACTACATTCTCTGCACCAACTAATCCTGTAGAGGGTGCTTTTATTTGTGTAGAGATAAATTATGATGGTGGCCACAGTATTGCATGGAACACAGTATTTGAATTTGCTGGAAGTACAGCACCAACATTTACTTCAACAGATGGTAAAACTGATATTTTGGTGTTCAAATACAATGGTGCTATTTGGCAAGAAGTTGGTAGAACATTAAATTTAAGTGAAAGTTAAAATATGTACGCACTAGTAGAAGATAACAATATTACACAATATATTAATAATCCTAAATCAATAGTAATAGGAGATGTAAGATACCCAGCTAAAATATTTCAGTTATGGTCAGGGTCAGAATTAAATGCAATAGGTATTTATGAAGTAGTAACTAATTCATCTAATTTTAAAGATGAGAAGTGGTACATCAACACAAATGAATCTTACGCATATTCAAGTGGAACAGTTACAAGATCATGGGGAACTGCTACACCTAAAGCACACGCAGATACTTTATGGACAGCACAAGATGATACAGATGGTTTAATACCAGATGACAAAGAAGTTGGAGATGTAAAAGTTGAGGGTTTAAAAACAGTTTTAATTAGAACTTTAAAACAACAAGTAGCTGGAGAACTATCTAATACTGATTGGTACATAACTAGAAACGCAGAAAAAACAACTGCGATACCATCTAACATATCTACTCACAGAGATGCAGTTAGAACTAAACAAGCAGAAATGGAAACTGCTATAACAAACGCAAGTGATACTCCAGCACTAGAAACTTTATACACATACACAAAACAAGAAGATGGTACTGTTACAAGACCATTAGGCGAACTTCCAACATTGGAGATTTAATGTTACCAACTATTGCAACAGGAAATGTAGGTTCAGCATTAGCTGGTGGTTATGAAGTTGATAACTCATTAAGGTTTAATGATGGAAGTAGTGATTTTTTATCAAAAACATTTGGAACCGCTGGTAACCAACAAAAAATGACAATTTCTTTTTGGATAAAAAGAAGTGATTTAAGTGGTACAAAAGAAGTTATTAGTCAAGGTTCTGGTTCAGCTTGTCATATGAATTTTCAATCTAGTGGCACATTAGAAATGAATTTAAGAAATAGTGTAGATGGTGGCTCAAATGTTTTTTTAATTACAAACAGATTGTTTAGAGATGTATCGGCTTGGTATCACATAGTCTTAGCATTAGATACTACACAAGGAACAGCATCAAATAGAGCAAAACTTTATGTTAATGGAGTACAAGAAACAAGTTTTGGCACAGAAAATTATCCAAGTCAAAATGGTAATTTATTTTTTAATGAAGCTAGTGCTATGCAAATTGGAGAAGATACAGGGGGTGCAAATTTTAATTATGATGGCTATATGGCAGAGTTTGTTTTTATAAATGCTGAACAACTAGCACCAACATCATTTGGAGAATTTGACGAAGACACAGCAATATGGAAACCAATAGA